CTTATACATCTGTTCTACAAGCGATGTAGTTGGAACTACGAGTAGTATTCTTCTNTTTCTACCCACATGATAACGTGCAACAGCATAGATCATTAATGATTTACCTGATCCAGTGGGAGATATAATCAACCTTCTATTATATTTCAGTGCATCATATACACCATCTATCTGATAATCTCTAGGTTTGAAACTAGAAATGGCAGTCATATAATCCTTTACGCCTTCTAGTGATATCTCTTCGTTCTCTTCATGCGGAGTTCCGTATGTCTCACTATTTCTAAACTCTACACTATAATCTGACTTTCTTGCCCATGCAATAACCTTATCCAGCAGTCCTACATACAACTCACCTGTTGCAGTAGAAAACAATCTTATCTTGCCATCCCAATGTCTGTTCCTATACTGAGGCATATACTTAGCGCCTGGAACATCAAAGGTAAAATAGTCTGACAGTTCTTGTTGCACATGGGGTTGTGCATCTACAGTCAGATGTACTTCATTCTTTTTAGCAATGATAAGATCACTCATAGTCCATTGGTAAATCGTTGCCATTCAATGGCATTTTTGATTTGATATGTTCTATTCTGTACAACTTTAAGAATACTTTCTAGATACTCAAGCATGATATCGTAGTATTCTATCTTCGCAGTACACCTAATAAGATCTGGATCTGCATCAAAATACTTATCTAAGTCTGCTTTTAAAACCTTATAGTCAAAAGGTTTTTCTTTGTATACTTCTGGTGACGCTTTGCCACTATAGTATATCCACTTGTCTTTCTTCAGTATTTTGTATTGTGTTTCCTGAGCTTTCTTTAGAGTCAGGATATTAGTGTAAATTTTATAATACTTTGCGTGTAAGGCTGGTACTTTTGTTGATTCGTTGTGTAATAATTCATTGTCAATTATGGAATCTTTGTCCCATAAGTCTTGTATAAATTCAAGATTCATCCTTGGTTAGACTCTCCACATTAAAAATAGTATATTTGAAAGTAGCAGTCGCTACAATATAATTTATATCAGTTGCATCAGCAGTAAATGGAACTGGTGTCAACGATACAGGAAACATATCTCTGAATGAGAATTTGGCGATTGCATTGAAGCTACTATTATACACCAAAATTGCACCATCTGATCGTGCAGCACTTAAAAGTTCTGTCTTTGTTGGATCTAAACTAACAGCTTCCGCTAGAGACTCAGGGTATCCTAATGCTCTCATCCATCTTTCTATCTCTAGATAGTTCTCCAGATTCTCATCAATAAAGAACTCTACATCTAGATCACCATACTGTAACTTATCGCCAGGAACTGGGATATCTCTGAGATAAGAACTCTGGATTGCAGCTCCTAAAGTTAGGTTAGGAACTGAGATTGACTTGGAAAAAAAATCAACCTTCGGAGCCTTCTGCAAGTTAAACTTGAATCCAGCTGGAGACAGAAAATTCCTATTCTTGATTTGTCTATCAAAGACACTAGGTCCTTGAATATCAGTATATTCTGCCATGGGGTTTTACTTTTATTTATCAGCAGTCTTTAGACATGTCTTCTGCCATGTTACCACCTATATCAGCGCCTTGATTACCACCAAACATAGCCACCCAGCCAGCAGCGACCCAACCAACAAAGGGAATAGTACTAAGAGTAGGAGCAGCAGCTGCACCAACTGAAGTACCAACAAGTCTTCCTGTACCTTCTGCTGATCCGATTGCTTTGATACAGGCTTCACTTTTTCGGGCGGCAGTTATCTCATCTGATTGATCTTGTGTCAATCCAGGCCTACCATCTAACCATGATCTATGATTGGATACTGCACCACCTTGGTTGGTCTTACCATCCATGAAGTATTCTTCTGCAATCTTAGTAGTATTGTTCGCTAGTCCTAAGAAACCACCTTTCTCTTTAATATCTTTCGTGATGTATGCAGTCTTAGGATCGTTTGCTTTGTATGAAATAGCATATCCTTCCTCTGATACACTCACCTTATATGATGTGTAAGGACCTACAGGTACATTTAAGTCAGGTAATTTACTCTTTTCTCTAGTTGCAATGTAACCAATCATTCCGATATGTGATACAGCGAAGAGACTGCCAACAATACCAACAGAGATCCATTTTAACTTATTCATAATTCTCATACTGAACCGTGTAGTATATAGGCATAAAAAAAAGAGACCCNTTTGGGGTCTCTCTNTAAGATATGTAATTATCNGAATTACATAAGGTTTGCAACCTTAACTCTTCTGTAGTAGCGGTTTGCGTTGGATAGAAGTCTTCCAAGACCTTGGTTAGATACGTTACCTTCTGCAAATGGGTTTGCAACGATTCCGTAACGAGTCTTAAAGCCAATTTTTGGTTGGAATGTGTCTTGTCCCACAGCTCTTACCATCTGTAATGGAACGTAAGGGCAGTAGAATAATCCAGCATCATAAGGGTTAGTACCCTTGTAACCAACAACGTAGTACTGATTAGCGTCATTGTTTGCAGCGAATGGGTCGATGTAAACTTTGTACTTACCAGCAAGTGTACCAGCAAATGTGTTACCAGTATCGTCAACGTTTAAGTTAGCGTTAAGTGCAGGGGTGTAGTCTAGGATTCCAGCCATTGTTAGAGCTGAAGCAACGTCGGCGGAGCAAAGGACAACGTTACCTTTTCCTCGACGAGTTCTTTGTGCGATTTGGTTCGCATCTCTTTCAATCTGGAATAGAAGTCCTTTGAACTTCTCAACTGACCAACGACCATTACTGTCGGTGTCTAAGTCGAATGTTCCAGCAGTTGCGGTGTTAATTGTAGCACCTTGTTCTGCGACCTTGTAGATAGTACGGATGACTTCTCTGTTGATCTCTGCAAGAATCTCTGTTGAGAGAATGTTTGCGAGTTCAGACTCAGCGTTTAATCCGTGAATTGCCTTAAGGTCTTGAGCCAATTCTAAACTGTACTCAGCTTTGAGTGCTCTGGACTTCGCAGTCACAGTAACTTTCTCAATACTGAATGCCATCTCTTGGAAAGCGTTAGCAGCAGCATCACCTAATGCTTCTGACTCTCCAGTGACCATACCTTGTCCAACAGAGTAATCTGTTGTAGTTGCAGAACCAACAGGGTTAAGAACGCCTGGGTTAGTTCCGTTTGGAGATGAAGTTGTACCGAAACCAGCAGCAACGTCTGTCATTCCGCCAGTTAAGTTCTGTGAACTGTTCTGACCAGAGAATGATGTATCTGGTTCGTCGAATAGAGCCTCAGTTCCACTCTGATTAGTGAATCTGGATCTCATTGCGAAGATAAGTCCTGTAGGACCACTCATTGGTTGTACACCAGCAAGGTCATATGCGACCAAGTTTGGCATTGCACGTCTAATCAATGAGATTAGAACTGGGTCGAAACCAGCAACTGGTCCGCCTGGTGCAGATGAACCACTAAATCCACCTGTTCCAGCAGAGTTAGTTGGTGATGCTTCAGTCAATGACTGGAAAGCATTCTCTTCTCTGAGCATTTGCTCTTGGTTCTCAAGAAGTACAGCAGTAACATTACGTCTGTGTGCGTCCTTGATTGGATCTGACCCTTCGTGATCTAGAAGGGGAGCCCACTTCTCAGTGAGTTGTTGATAATTGATGTTTTGTTGCATCGTCTTGTGTTGGTTGTTTTAAAAATTAACGAGTTCCTACTTAATTCGTCCAAGTGCTTCAAGATAAGCGGCCATTGCACCAGTAGCTGGCTCTGTATGTGCTGCTTCTTCTTTGAGTTCTTGCGGAGCGGACGTTGTGGTTGTTGTCTTCTTCTGTCCGAAATAAGATTCTTTCAGAGTTTCGATCTTTCCACGATAGGATTCTTCACTTTCAAACTCAACACTTTCTGCAAGACCCTTGAGCTTCTCTTTCTGAGAAGTTGCAAGTCCTTCAGCAACGTTATTAAAGATAGTCTGTGCAGTTGACTCACCAAGTTTTTGGTTAAGTGCAACGTTTCTTTCTATCTGCTCATTGAGCTTGGTTTCCATTTCATCAAGTTTGTCCACCATGTTTTCTAGGACATCATATTTGTCTTCAGGTAATTGTACATAATGTTCTTCAAAAAGCTTTTTCATGCCTTCCATGAATGATTCTGTCATCTCAGTCTTGATTCCTCTTTCGACTGCGAGAGCATTCTCTTCCATCCATTCTTGAGCGACATATTCGAGGTACGCATCAGTTCTCTCAGTAAGTTCAACCTTGATGGTCTCAACTTCTTCTGTGAGTTTCTTAGAGTACTCTTCGTTTAACTGATTCTCGATATCTGTAATCTTAGCATTAATAGATGCCTCGAAAATAACCTTTGCCTTTTCTTTGAATTCCTCAGAGAGGTCTTCTCCAGAAAGAAGTGCATTAACATCTTCCTCGATAGCAGAGTTTAAATCAACTGCTTCAGTTTCTGTTGTCTCTTCTTCAGCGACAACTTCTTGTGATTCATCTGTCGATGCTTCTGTTTCTTCGTAAGAAACCTTTCCTTTGTCCATAGTAGGCATTGAGTCTGCTTTACCAGCGTTTTTAGTAACAACGTCCTTAACTTGCTTAACAGTACCTGTTGGTGTCTTAAGTTTGTTAGAATCGTCGTCTGGCTTTGAGTTCTCTGGTGTAGGCCCACCAAGATCTTCAACAGCACCTTGACCATCAGGAACGTAATTTGGTGTGGTTGGCATAGGATCGCCTTTGCCTGCTCCACTATTTACAGCGGTTTTTGATTGCTGTGTCTTTACTTCCATTTCTTGTAAATCTCCACGGGACATTGTGAACTCTCCGTCGTAAAACGTGTTAGATATCGTATAATCTATGTTTATTTATTAAATCAAAGATTTGATAAGAAGTTTTGGAAGATTTCCAACTTCTTCTCGTCAAGTTGACCTTGATCTACTAATTTATTTATAGTTTTTTGGGTCTTCTCAATAACCTCCTCCACTGCCTTCTCAGGCTCAGCAACCGCAATCGCAGGGTGAGTCATAGTCTTTTCTTCTATAACCTTTATCTCAGATTGTTTTGCCTTTAGGATTCCAGCTTCCCAAACCCAATCAACTCCTTCCATGATGCCATTGACAAAAGCGTCAGGGGCAGAAGGATCTGCAACTATATCAGCTGCAGTTGCAAGCATGAAGTCTTCACCGACAACTTTGTAGCCTTCGCTTGTGTCTTTAAGACTTCCCATTCCTCTTGATGATACTCCAAGAGTAACACCGTCATCTAATAGTGACTGTGCAATCTTACCCATTGGTGTATTGAGGATCTGTGCTTTACCTACAAAATTGGTTCCTTCTTTATGAAGGTCTACAATTTTGTGTGATACTCTGTCAAGATTAACAGTAGGACCTTCGGGGTGTCCTAACTCACCAAGAGCACGACCTTTACCAACGAACGCTTCGTTGTATCTGTTAACTTCTTTTTCAAGAGTTTCTACAGGATAAAAACGTCCATTTCTGTTCTTGAGGTTTCCTTGTAAAAAGATACCTTCAATAAACATATTCTTCTTACCGTCTTTTTCTTCGATAAGAACCTTGGCGGTTTCGATCTCTTCCGTGATGAGTTTCATTAGTTAAGCCTCAGGTTGTTCTTCTTCTACTTCATCATCAGGTGTCTCCGCTTCAGCAGCAGGAGCTTCAACTTCTGTTGTATCCTCAACAGAACTAGGTGTGCCAGGAGCTTCTGGCTCAGTCTCTACCTCTTCCTCATCTTGTAGGTAAGGATTAGGTCCACCGAACATATCGGCAGTTACAGCAGGCTTGACGAGATCAATGTTCTCAGCAGCTTTGTTGTACAAGATTTCTTTAATCTTNTCATGCACGTCGGTTGCAGAACTTTCTTCGCCAGCAGCGATCATGTCAATTAAATCATTATCCATAAACTTTAATATAGAATTAGACTAGTAATATTTATATTTCTCCACCTTTGGGCATTTCTGGAGCCTCTGTTGCACCACCTTCTATGCCTGGATCTTGTGGCATTGCACCCATATTTGGATCTGGATTCATAGCACCGCCTGGCATTTGTTCTGGGTGAACTCCCATTTCAAGTTGTTGAACTTCCATAGGATCAGCAAGTTTACCAGAGTCAATCTCCTTCTTCATTTGCTTATCGATCTCGATGATCTCCTCATCCTTCTGTTTTAGAATCTTTCTCCTAACATAATCTAGAGAGAAGTACTTTCCAACATAAGGATCAACAGCTGCAACAACACCCAATCTTTCGTTGAGTAATTCAGTTTCTTTGAGTTCAGCAAAGTGATTATCATACATGAAATCATACTGAATATGATCTGATAATGTTTCCCAATCTTCTGGTGTAACAATGTTTTTCAGAATCAACTGAGTCTTCAACATATCGTTGAACAGATGAGAGAATCTTTTTCTCATTCTGCCAACAAACTTGGTGAACTTAATCTCGTCTCTTAGTATCTCAGATGATCTACCTAAGTTAAATCCTTCTCCTGATCCAGCGATACGAGATTCTGGAACTCCTAGTGAACGGTATAGTTTCTTTTGGAAGTACTCGATGTCGCTAAGTTCTCCAAGATTCTGTCCACCTGGCAACGTAGTGATCTCAGTACCTCTTCCACCTTCACGTCTGGGGAGCCAGAAGTCTTCGAGCATGGACATGTGTTTTCTATCATCTCTAATTTCTCCTGTTGATGCGTCATAAACTAATTTGTTTCGATAACGGTTCATCACCTCTTTGAGGTATTGTTCCGCTTTGATCTTTGGTAGATTACCTACGTCAATGTAGAATATTCTACGTTCTGGCGCTCTTGATAGTCTGTATATAACAAGACTATCTTCAATCATTCTCAGTTGATTGAGTGCCTTAATTGATTTGTGTAAGTAAGATAGAATAGTTTGTTTGTTTCTATCAACCAAACCTGAGTGACAGAATGTGATGGCATCTGGTGCAATCTTTACTGGTCTCTGTTTGGTNGAGAAAGGTGTTTGTCCTATTGCACCCAAGGCATTTTTACCTTGAGTTTGAGCAGGGTCATACTGATAAAATTCTTCTATCTCAGGATTTTCTATATCAGCAGGGTTGTTTGCATTTACCTGTTTGATTGCTCCTCTGAGTGAAGGATCTTGCTTAAGTTTTCTTACTAACTTAATCTTGAGTGGGTCAATATATCTTACTTCTTTTAATCCTTCTTCTGGTTTTTGAATATCAATTACCTTGTGATAATAAATTCTACCGTCAATATACCAGTTCCTAAGAATCTCATGGCATTTTTTATCAAAATCTAATATCTCTTTTACCGCTTTAAACTCGTCTCTTATGAGATCTTTAAGCTGCTTAGATGCTGGAAGATTCTCCAAATCGATTTCGACAGGAGAATCATTTTGATCTGAAACTATTGCTTCGTTTATAATATCTTCAATGGCAGAGTCCACCTCTGGATGCAATGCCATTTCTCTATACCTTTTTATTAACTCAAACTCAGACTTAAATACTCCATCAATATCAACATATTGACCATAGAAGCCACTAGAGACATAGTAATCTGATGAGTCCTCATTATTCTGAGGTACAGGAGAGACGACACCTTTGGTGTTTTCTTCGTCCTTCTGTATTTTAAATCCAAATAATTTAGCCATTAACTCACTATTACTGGGCTGTCCCAGTTATTTATATCTTATATTATAACACAGATTATATTATCCGTCAGTGTCTCCTATTTTAGAAGGATCTGTAAGAGCGTTCTTATTGTCTGCATCAAAAACATCCCACCACTGAACTTGAAGATCAACTGTAAACTCTTCGATAGAATCTGTCTGATCGTATGAAAGTTCAATTGCACTTACGTTAGTTGGGAAAGTTCCGTGGAATCTATATCTTCTTAGAATAGGAAGTTTTTCTGATACATCTAATGAACCACCTAACGAGCCAGGTGTTCCTTTAGGAGCTCTACCGATCTGGTTGACGTACATATCAGTCTGATAGTCAGCTGGTGTTACTTCACCAGTTGCGTTATCATGTTTGTTAATTGCGTTCATCCATCTCTCAAAAGCATTTCTGATTTTGAAATCNGTGTCGTTGATGATTGTGATTGTCCAGACATCAAATGTTCTGTCTCCAGCAATCTTTAAATTTCTTCCTCTGAATGGAACATCAATAACGTTGATGTTTGATGCAGGGATGTTTGCAGCTTTGACTAGGAATCTTCCCAAGTCAGCTGCTCCGTCAGCAGCATTTTCACCCAAACCCGAAGGGAACGCTAATTCCACCTCGAACAGATTGGGGCGAGCACCACCACCAGTTAACTTCGATTTGAAGTTATCTATGGTTCTTGAGTCTACTCCTGGCGAGTTAGGTACGAAACTGTTGGTCATTTGAATTTGTCCTCTTCGGGTTTATTTAGTAAAGGTATAGTCGTTAAGCGGTTCCAACAACTTCATCAAAGCTGATACCAGTTCTAGTTGCAACGAATGTTAATCCGATGAAGTTAATAGAACGTGCGGGCTTCACGAAGATGTCTGCCTTAAAGGTATTTGCATCAATAATATCAGGTGTATTATTGGTTTCGTCGCAGATCACAACGAAATCGGTGATACCTCTCTTGGACTTCACATCACGAAGATATGGTTCAACGATGTTCAAGAAGTTAGTTCTTGTAAGATCATCATTGAATTCAAATAATTGAGCTCTTGCAGCTCTTTCAATTGTTCCCTCGATTGTCAAGAACAAACGACGAACGTTGATTCTATCAAAAGCGGATGCTTCTCTCTGTGCAGTTTTGTCACCGAATAGAACAATTCCAGCGCCAGGTGAGAATACAACAGGGTTAATTCTCTTAGGATAGAGAATGTCTCTCTGTGCTTGTGATGGATTGTATGCAAGTTTAATTGCATTATTGATTGTACCTCTTTGAGATCCAGCAGGGGAGAACCAAGGGAATGAGTTGATGGAAGTTCTTGCCATCAATCCAGCGATGTCTCCGTTCAATGGAACATATCTAAATGTATTATTGAATCTATCAAAGGTGTATTTGTAACCTGAGTCAAATACTCCGTAAGATGTGGATAATAAACTATCATAGAAAGCAACAATGTTTGCAGTCTGTTGATCAGAGTTTGTTAATCCAATAACTCCATCTCTGTGTGGAGAGATACATGCAACGCAGTCTTTTCTAGTAGCTGCGATACTTAGGAGTTTGTTTGCCTTAGCCTGAGATTCGTAAATGGATGCACCATTTGAAGGACCTTGGATAAGGAAGTTTACTGAGTACTCAGCAGGGTTGTCGAGAACAGTATATGAGTTAACAACTTCACCTAATGAACAAGCGAACTGACCAATTCCACCATAATCGTTTCCGTTTTCTAGGGAGAAGATCCTAGGACCTGAACCATTGAAGGTAACTCCTTGACTTGCCTGTCCCCATACACCAGATGAATCGATTGTATATCCACTCTTCATGGTATGTTTTAGACCAATACCAGTTTGAGCAACACCAACGAAAGCGTAGTTAGAGAACTGTGCAACGTAATCCTTATAGAAAATATTTGTAGAAGGAGATATCTTAGCATCAGTTGCCTTAGATAATCCTACCCATTTTTCTACAATGTTACCAGAAGAACCAGTTACTTTACCAGTGTCATCAACGATGACCATGTGCATTTCATCATACTTAGAACTTCTGTCTTTAGCAAACTCAGAAGTTGTAGGACGAGAAGCAATCTGACTCCAGTAAACAGTACTGTTTGTTAATCCAAGAGTCTGTTGGTTGTACCAGTCAACAGCAGTGTTACCATCTCTTAGGTAAAGACCACTACTGATACCAGACATTACTTGGAATGAAGTATTAGCAAATGCAACAGTTGCCGCAGTATCCATGACAACCTTAGCTTCACCACCAGTAGTTGCATAAGAAACAATAGTACCAGAGTAAGTTCCATTAAGAGATCTGATTGTGTCGCCAGGTGCAGACTTAAGTGTGTTGAAGTCTGATCCGAAAGTTACCTCAGTAGAACCAATACCGATTGCAGCTTTGAACTGAGTCCTTTCTATCTGTACAGGATTTCCAGAAGTATTGAAAATCTTATATCTATTCGCATGGTTTACTGTAGAGTCAGATGACTGATTTGCATCATAGATTGTTTGACTATATCCTTGGAAGGCATTAGTATCAGAACCCTCTTCGTAATCTGCATCACTCCAAACATCAGTTGTGACGTTATGCTTAGAAACAACTTTAACATCAATAGAACCAACATTGATTCCAGTAAGTATTCCTTTTAGATAACCTGTTTCAATACCAACTGTTCCGTCTGTGTTTGCAACCTGAGCTGAGAAAGCAGCGGTAAGTGCAAATCCAACACCGAGTCCCTCAGTACCGATTGCGATTCTCTGATCTCCCTGTGCATCAATAGTACAGATCTTAAGGTCATTTGCCCAAGAGCCTGGAGATCTTGCAGCGTAATGCCAAGTTGTAGGTGATTGATGGTTGTTGTAGTAATTCTCTTGTGATAACACCTTAAGGTTAGTAACACCAGCACCAACAGGTACGTTAGCGTTAGATAAACTATCGTTGTTACTTCTTAAAACTCTTAATACTCCCCCATATGATAGGTAAGCAGATGCAGTCATCCAGTACTCATATTGAGCATTGGCTGAATATGGTTTACCAAACGTTTCAAGTAAGTCGGATTCTGTTTCGATTAAGACTGGTTCGTTAACAGGTCCTTTTGCAAATGGTCCTGCAATCGCTCCAACTTGATCAGCAAGGCCGTCTATTCTTCCTACAGTTAGGTCAACCTCTCTTACCTTAACGCCTGGAGATACTAGATTAAGCGCCATGTTTTTGTTCCTCTGGGATCTCAGTTGTTTTATCTGTTATTATTTAGAAAAATGACCTTTTCTGTGGGGAAACAGTACACGAACCCTCTACCAGTCTGGATATATGTCTGGTTTATTACTCTTTCTTTTAGTTTTTACACGGTGAATAGTACAGGATTTACACTCATATGAGTAAGATGATGGCACTTCGCCCCTATTCTTCCTAGTAAGATAGAATCCTTCTGTTAAGTTATACGTCTTTCCACATACTCTACATTTTCTTTCGTGTAAAAACAGTACTGGTTCATCTAAGTCCATCACAGGTAATCCCACATATAAGATCTATCGCCATACTCATCTAAATTCCACCTAGTTCCTTGATCATCTACGAATGAAGTTTCTTCAGAGAGGCCGTCCTGTATGAATCCAAAAGGTGCCATGTCTGCCTCGATTTGATCTCTTTGATCATCATATACTCTCTTTCGTATATCATCATCTGTCATCTCCTTAAAATAATCTTGCATCACNAACCATGCAAATATAACAAGACACATGGCAAGGTCATCATTACAACCCTCTTCTGCTTCAAATGAGTTTGATTTTTCAATGAAGGTTGTAAGTTCTGCAATGATATTGTAGTCCTTGACTAATAGTTTATCTGCCTCTATCAGAGTTTTAAGGTTGAGTGACCCTATCTTCTTGACAGTCTTAGACATCTTGACTCCTAGTTGTACCTTACTACCAGAGAATCCTTGACCCAATACTTGTCCAGCTCTACCTCTCACAGCAGTCATCAATACGTTTTCATATTCCATATCATAGAATAGTATCGACGCTATCTGATCTCCGATATCATTTACTTCACATAGAACGTATGCGTTATTATATGCTTTGGCAAACTCTGCTATGACACTAGGGAATAACATTGGTTTGATAGTGTTGTTTCTATATTTGGCAACAACTTTATATGGAAACTCTGTAGTGTCAAATACTATGAAAGCAGAGTAATCTTTCTCTACTCCCCTTGCAACGTCTACTGTAATTGAATAGTTATGTTTGTCTATTGGGTTTTCATATATCTCACCACCTCTCCTTCCAGTATTAATTGGTTCATCATACACCATAGTTTTTAACTTGGCTGGTGATATCAATGTATCAACAGATCCTAAGAACTCACATTCAAACTCAACACGGAACTGTGCTTCTGATGTGTTCTTGATCGTCTGTTCTTTCCACGCTTCATCTCTGCCTGGCAC